TTCCACTATTGATGAGAGGGCGCAAATCTTCTCATCAATAATTAGTATGCTCTCCCCTTTTAAAATTGCGTTTAACCTAAGTGAACCAATACTCACGATTTTTCGTAACACAATGAATGAAAGGTATCTTTCAAAACTCATTCGTGATGGGAACTTTGAAGGTCTCCAAGAGAATGAGGATGAAATCGCCAAATATGTCACTCACATTATGGAAACCGCAGATGAACAGGAATGTGTTGAAGATGGATATTTAACATTCGCAATTGGAGCATATTCAGATTGTACAGTGGGTCTCAGAATGTTTGAAACTTTTAGATGGGCATGTAGACATAAATCACCATATCACTGGCATGAAATTATGGCTATTATGGGACATTCCCTAATGTGTGGCGCGGTGTTGAGTCGGAATATTAAGATTCTTGAACACGTTATGTGTCATGTAGACGAAAATGAACTATATAAAAAAATTGTTGAAGAAAATGAAGTATCCAGGTGGTACGATGAAAAGTTTTCTTAGTTTGTAATAAGAATGGTCAAACTTGCCGAACTTGTTCGTATAGCCAATAATGCTAAAACGGATGAACAACGTAATGCAGTTGGTGAAGAACTCAAAAAAATTATAAGAGGTAAAAAGGCGTGTGACCCCAAACAACAGTTATTTTCAAATGTAGGTATAAAAATTGAGAGGGGGCAAAATCTCAGAAGACTTGGTCAGGGGGTATATGGTACGGTATTTTATGGATGTCTCGACAATGAATGTAAAACGGGAATTGCTATAAAAGTGACAACCGAACCATCTGCGAGAATTGAATATCGTATTGCGGAAAAACTACAAGGTATGGGTGTACCACGTGTATATCACTTCAAATCTTGTGATGATAAAGATGTTCTTTATTTTGAATACATCAAGGGGCAGACACTCGAGAAATGGATAAAGTCTAAACCAAGTTCAGCCGCATTCAAGCGTGTAATTTCGCAGGTGATTCGTAATCTCAAGAAGATACATGATAAATACCCATCATTTAGACATCACGATCTTCATTGGACTAATATACTCATTACGGAAAATCTTAAACCAATCATGATGGACTTTGGAATGGCTACTATTGAAGGTGTCAAAAACCCAGAAGTATTATCTGGTAGATTCAGTGGTAGCGGGATCTCTACAAAATCACATTATATGTATGATGCGCATTACTTTTTGAATATAATACACAGATATACAACAATACCAACAGTTAAGAAATTTATAGAAGATGTGTTCACAAAAGGGTATATTGGGCAGGAAAGTGTTCATATTAAGGACATGCGTCTTCGTCTCGGTCAAACACATGACGAACTTCCAACGTACAATGACATCTTGAAGCATCCATTTTTAAGTGATACAAAAATTCCAATTGCTGTACCACTCACACTTAAGAAAACCGTAAAAGCTATTGAGCGGGAGATACAAAAGATAAATACAAAAGAGACACCCACGAATGCAGTTAAGCGAGCTATGGAAGTTCTTAAAAAGGAGGCGGAAAAGAGAACACAACCCATAAAAAGAGCTGTATTTCGTACTAGCAGAGATCCATCTGTTATGTCACAAGTTCGTGAAATTGAAAAGCGAGTTAAATCGATTATACCAGCCAAACAACAACAAGCTGTTATGTCACAAGTTCGCAAGATTGAAAAGAGAATTAAATCGATTATACCAGCCAAACAACAACAAGCCTTCGTGTCTAGAGTCCGCGAAATTCAAACGAAATTTGTGCCAGTGTCACAGAAACCAAAAGTATTCGTAAATAAAAATGGCGATCTCAAAATAGATAAGCGTAAATGTCGTCTTTACAAAAAAGAAGACCTAGTTAAAATGTTCAAGTTGGATCCAAATATGACAAAAGAACAAATGTGTAAGATCATAAAAAATATGTAATTGTATAATATAAATATGTGGCTTCTCGCCCTCCTTGTACTCATCGACCTCTTGATTCTCAGTAATATCGGAACGCGGTCTACCATCAGCGCACCAGTTTCAAAAGGCGAACAAACAACTATTTACGGGACCATGGGATGTGGATGGACTCGTAAGCAATTAGAATATATGGAAAAGGCTGGTAAGCCATTTAAATTTGTCGATTGCGACAAGGAGGATTGTCCAAATATGGAAGGCTTCCCAACTATTATTCACACAGATGGTGAAAAGACGGTTGGTTATAGCGAATTTTAAACTCCGCGGATAATACTCAAAGACAATGCAAGAATAAAGGCATCGAGCATAGTTTCAAGTGGTTTGAGGATAGTAATGTGCTTCACGAGGGAGCGGTTCCACGCGAATCGGATAACGAAAGTCGCGATAAGAATGTTGAGAATAAAGATGAGAAGCTCAGTGAGCATCTCTGATTTTGTTTGAGACTTGGCGACCTTGTCAATAACCTGCATTTACTTATTAAAAATATTTTTTTCTAAACGAATTACAAATGAAGGACCTCCCCCTGAGTGGCTCCGAAAGAACATTCACCAACCGGAGATGGGGTACAACTACGGGTATTGGTAATAACAACTGTTACGCGTATGCAGTTGGAGATTATGAAGCCTATCGATGGCAAAAATCCATTCCAGGTGATCGATCGGGTCTTTCAAATCTTGACCACAATTATACCCATTGTAAAGGTCTTCCAAAGCGCGTGATTTCAGATAATCCAACCAAGATTTATCAGGTTAAGGCAAATGAGAAGTGTAAAAAGGGGTACTACAAAGTTATGATGTTTGTATGCCCTGGAAGACCAACAAACTATATTCGTCAAGGAGACTTTCATTTTTATGTTCAACACGGTGTTATAGAGTATCGCGTCAAACCAGGTGATACCCAAGAGTCTGTAGCTAAGTTTTTCAAAGTTCCATTGTCTAGAATTAAACGGGCTGGTAAATTTGCCGTCAATAAGCGTATAGTGTTCAATGCCAATGTATTCAGTCACAAGCGTGGGTGGGCAACTGGTCCACTTCTGACTGATGCATCTGGTAAGTCCATTAAGGACCCTCGTAAAGCGGATAGAAACTATCCAGGACTAAATTATGAACGGTACTGCAGTTCATTCTGTGTCAAGAACAAGGGAATCCAAGTCGGACAAACTCATCCCAAGGTCCGCAAACAAGCTCTCTAAATCTACCGTATTTTCCACGTCAAATGACATATCAAAAATGTCCATTATGTTAAAAATAGCATCATTCTCCAATGACACAGTATTTGAAGTTGCTGTGTAATTGTTCTGAACTGTAATAGTTACCTTAAATTGTGAAACGTCAAATACTTTTCTACAAAGTGGACAAGTGTGCTTACCTTTACTTTTCCATTCCTCTAGACAGTGGGAATGAAACATATGTCCACATCTGATCGGAGAATTGGTTCTCGTTGTTCTGACGTCATTGAGACATATGGCACATTGCAACATTCTAGAGTATAGTTTTAAAGTTTTTACGGGAATTTAGCTCAGTTAGTAAATCTTGGACATGTCGGTGTATCGGTCACAAGGATCACACGCTGCACGGGATTGTTCTTGGACCTTGGACAAGAGTTCTGGACCTTGCTTTTGGAGGAGTTGACGGTAACTGTAGTTATCTTCAAAGGTGATACCGTTTTGTTTCATGATATAGTTGTTAGTAAGTTGGGCTGAAGAGTTAATAGTGAAGCATCGCCCGTCAGCCATTCCAAGTCGCTGAGACATCTTTTATTAAAATACACCTAGAAATTAATTTACGGTTTGCAGCATTTATATTTATACTTAAATTTTGTAGCACCTTCACGAATAAATCGAAAATTTGTCATAACTTCATCTTTGCCACAATCAAGATTGTGTTTATCTAAGTATATATTAATACCACCGCCATCATCATTTGCTGGTGTACTTACATCTCTACACGTATTAGCTTTAACATCTACGTCATTACATGAGTACATATACTGAAGTTTGGTACCATCATATGGGTCTCGTTGAAGATTAAATGATGAAATTGCCGTTTTACCACAATCAATGTTATGTCTATCCAAATAGACAATATTCCCCCCACCATCCTCGTCCATTTGGGTAGTTTTCCATTCTATAGCCGTTGCCATATCATTTGGCTTACACTTGTAGTCATATCTAAACTTATTTTTACCATTACCTTCACGAATAAGTCTAAATTGTGATATACCATCCATCCCACAATCAACATTGTGTCTATCTAAGTAATGGGAGGTTCCATTACCCTCGTCGTCCCATTGAGTACTTTTTTCAATGAGCGCAGTCCCAACTACTTGTGTGGTTCCAGATGGAGCTGGTA